GAAATGCACAGATGAGCACTAAAATAAACTCCGATGCTGAAAGGATTTTAAAAAATACTAACAGTAGCGGTGGGATTTCTAGCGTTGGTGCTTCTACCCCAGTAAGCCAAGCTAAAAGATATAAAGATATGAGTGATGCAGAGTTTAAGATGCTGATGGAAAGGAATAGGAGATAAAAAAAGGATATTCATATGTCAAGTTCAATGACAACAACATCAGTATTACCTCCAGCAGTGAGAGAATACTACGACAGAGTTCTACTTATGACTGCTTTCCCTTACCTTATTCATACAAGATTTGCTCAAAGAAGAAATCTTCCTGAAAAAGAAGGGGATACAATCGTATTTAGAAGATACTCAAGACTTCCTTCAGCAGTAGTTCCTATTGTTGATGGCGTAACTCCTCCAGGAGTGCCACTATCTGTAGATGATATCAAAGCAAGGGTATCATGGTACGGAAGATATGTTACAATTACTAACCAAGTACAATATACTGTACAAGACCGTGTGATGAATGAAGCTGCAGAGCTTATTGCTCAAAACATGGGTGAGTCTATTGATATTGTTACTAGAGATGTTTTAGCTTCAACATCATCTGTATTATCATGTGAGTTTGGTTCTAACTCATCAACACCTACAGAATTATCAGATGCAGATTTAATTACTGTTGTACAAAGACTTCTTAATAATGATGCACGTATGATTTCAAAAGTTATTACTGCTACTGATCAATATGGCACAAACCCTATTAGACCGTCTTTTTGGGGCTTTTTAAGCACTGAGTTGATTGATGATTTGCAAGATCTACCAAGTTTTACTGCAACAAGTAACTATCCTGGCGATCAGTCAAAAACAATTCTTGATGCAGAGTGGGGTTCTACAGATAACATCAGATGGCTAATCTCATCTATTTCAAGCGTCTCTTCTGCAACACCAGCAGTGTATAACAACATTATTGTTGCACAAGAAGCGTATGGAGTTGTAAACCTAGGAAGTGAAATGGGTAAATTGATCGTGAAACCTCTTGGTTCTGCAGGGTCAGCTGATCCATTAGATCAAAGAAGTACAGTGGCTTGGTCACAACCATTTGTGGCTAGAATCTTAAACGATTCTTTTATGGTCAACTTGCTTTCAACTCACTCATAACATTTGATCTAAATAAAATATAAGGAGACTAACATGTCACAACTAAAAACTTTCTCTTGGACAAATGCTTCTACAGCCGTTGCTAAAAACGTATCTGTGGGCTTTGCTGTATCAAGAGTACAAACAATCGATGTCACTGCAGGTGGATCATTCATGTGGGCATATGGTATGCCAAATGGATCATTCCTAAACCTAGCCTCAGGGGCAATAACAACAACAAACGGGTTTACGCCATTAGAAGAATCAGCATTATTTGGAGCGCCTATTACAGCTGTAACAAGAGCTGCTGATACTGTGTTTACATGCTCATATCTTGATCAGTTTAGCTTTGCAGTAGGTGACGTTGTCAATGCTGTAGCTATTGCTGATGATCTATCAGGCTTAACACTTAACGGAACATACACTGTGCTATCAGTAACTGGAACTCAGATTACATGCTCAGAAAGTACAGCTTCTGGATATAGTGTTTATGTTTCTGGTGGTGCATTAGTACAAAAAGAAAATGCGTCAGGTGTTCCTTATCCAACACTTAACGTAGCTATTTATGGTGGTACATTAGGTACAGGCATGGTTGGAGCTAACTCTTCATCTATGGTTGCTATCTTTGAAGGACAAAACCCAGTAGTATAAACAAAATGGGGGGAGCAATCCCCCTTTAACAAGAGGAAAAAATGGTAAAATATCATAATGAAGATTTAAAAAAGCTTGAAAGTTTAGCAATCATTGGTGAAAAACCTTCTAGCGAAAAAGAAGAGAAATTTCTAAGAGAAGTGTGTGAATATCAATTTCAAAACATCGAAGAGCCAGGAATTTCTATGAGATTTATGTATGGTGGAACTAAAAACTGCGTCAATCTACTCATGATGCATGGCGGAAAATACAAATTCCCTAGATTTTTAGCTCGTCATATCGAAAACTGCTGCAAGCCTATTTATGAAAATAAAATGGATAGCAATGGCATGACAACGGCGGTAGAAGTAGGTAAAACACCAAGATTTCAAATGAGACAAGTTTATAGCAAAGGATAATCATGTCAGCAACATGGACACTATCAGATATACAACAAGCGATTAGACAAGTTACAGGGAGATTTTCTCCCTCTGATATATCTAATGCTGATCTAAAAAAACGTATAAACCAGTATTATACGCTTATCTTTCCAGCAGAGGTAAAGCTTGAGCAAAAGCATGTATTTTATGAGTTTACTACTACTACAAACCAAACTGTATATGATCTACCATTAACTACATATACTAACTTTGAGCCACCAGCTTTGTGTAATAAATTTGCAATGTTTTGGTACCAAGACCCTATGAGGTTTAAGTACGATACTATGCAACAATACACCTTTGGTACTCCTTGGGTAGGTGATGGTACCACAGTAACTTTTTCTACTACTGTAACAGGATTTCCTATACAGCCTGGTTCGCTTACCATATACGATGGTGTAGAGCTATTTGAAGATACAAATACAATATGGACTACAAGCGATATCACTATTATAGGATCTCTCGGTGGTTCAGCTATTGTTAACTATGCAACAGGAACCGTATCCGTTACCTTTAACACTGCACCTTTGCTTGATAACAACATATTTCTAAACTACATATTGTTTATCTCAAGCAGACCTCAGTATATTCTTCTCTATAACAATAGCTTTACTGTCTACCCGGCTCCTAACCAAGCCTATAAAATACAGATGAAAGCCTACAGTGTTGTTGAGCCATTAGAAGAAGCAACAGACACACCATATCTTAATGAGTGGGGTAGATGCATTGTGTATGGCACAGCAAGAGACTTACTAGCAGACTCTGGTGAAATGGATGGATATGCAGAAATCACAGCTTTGTACAAAGAGCAAGTAGCGTATGTATTAAAAAGAACGAATCAAAACCTATTAAACATTCGAGCAATGCCTCGTTTTTAAGGAGTAAGCAATGGCATGGGATAAAGACCAACCACAAAACACTACAAAGATAAGAAATCTTCCATCAGTGTTAACACCTAACTGGTATGCTATTGAGCAAGCAGACTCTTCTTTTACACCTTATGCTATAAATTTACTGGATAGAAACGTTCTAAACACGTCAGACCCAACCTTTCCAGTTAATCCTGTAGCTATTGCAGATACCTATGCAATTTTTAGTAAAAAGGATGCTGCAGGGCTAGCTCAGCTTTTTGGTATAGATACTTCTTCTAATATCGTGCAGCTTACAGGAGGAGCAGCTAGCTTAATCTCTAACCAGGGTAGTGCTTTTTTACCTGGTGGCCTTATACTTAAATGGGGAGATATTTCTGTAGCAGCCTATGGGTCATCAACTACAGTAACTTACACTCAAGCATTTCCTAATGCGACGTTGAAAGTATTTATCACTCCTAGTCAAAACTACTCATCAATTTTTCCGGCTTATGTAGCGTCACAAACGGCTAGCCAATTTACTGCTTCTAAAGGTAATACCTCGGCAACGTTATCATCAGCTTTTATATGGCTTGCATTGGGGTATTAACATGTCAAACTTAACACAAATGACGATAGCACCTTTTGTTACTGGCATAGACACAGATATAGAGCCATGGCTTGCACCGCCTGACTCTTTTAGAGAAGCTGTAAACGTTCATATTCACCATGGATATCTAGAAAAGCGTCAAGGGTATAGGCTGTTTGGCACACTAGAAAACGGTGAAAGAGTTATGGGCTTTGCAAGGTATGTACAGCCTGATGGGTCAAAAGAATTGCTTGCATTTGATACACTTAACGCATATAGATATGATTCTGGGTCATACACATTTACACTACTTGACTCAGCAGGACCAATTTTTGACTCCGGAGAGTTTGACTATGTACAAAGTGTTAATTGGCAAAGTTCTAATATTAATAATAGGCTGTATTTTACTAACGGAAAAGCCTGGAACGGTCTTACTGATCCTAATTCACTTAATGGCATTAGGTATTATTCTTCACTATCTACAACTGCTACAATCTCTTTTAATCCATCAACAGGGGGCGGTAATACGCTTTACGGATGCAGGCTACTATTTACTCTAGGCCAAACAATTGTAGCTTTATATACGTATGAAAATGACGGCACAACAAATGAGTTTCCACAGCGAGCAAGATGGTGTAAAAAACAAGATCCTTCTAATTGGATAGATACTACAGCAGGCGGAGGTAACTACGCTGATGCAGCTACTGGGGATCATATCATCTCTGCACAAGCGCTAAAAAATCAAATCATCGTATTCTTTACAAACTCAGTATGGGCTTTACAATATACAGGTGACCCTAATAAGCAATTTAGATGGCAACGTCTTAATAACTATAGAGCTTGCGATGGTAAAATGGCCTCAGTTGGCTATGACAGAAATGCTATCGCAGTTGGTACAAGAGGAATTACAGCCACAGATGGCTCACAGACTGAACGTATCGATAATAGAATCGTAGACTTCGCTAACAACGATATCAATAGCACCCAGTTTGGTAAAGTCTTCTGCTATAGAAGCTATGAAACACTTAGATGGTGGACACTTTACGCAGGCGGTGAATCTACAGAAAATAACCGAGCTTTAGTATATGACGATGATTCAAAAGCATTTACAAATTACGAGATCTCTCTTAATTGCATGGGCTATGGTAATACCGACCTTTCTTATGCTTTAGAAGACTTTTCTGTAGCTAATAACCTTGACTATAGCTTAGAAGAAATGGGTGAAGATACCCTACAAGACTATACCTTTGATCAAGAAGAAGACATACTTCTTGGTGGCGACATTTCTGGGAATGTGTATCAGCTAGAGTTTGGAGCAGAAGATATTGAAGGGCCTATTGATGCTACATTTACCACAGCATCATGGAACCCTTTTATAAAAGAAGGTGTTGAGTGCCAAATGGTGTATGTAGACTTTTATGTCGACACAGATGTGTTTACAAATGGAACAGTTGAGTTTTATGTAAACGATCAAGTAGACTCTTACTTACAGCAAAATATAAACTTTTTGCCAAACTTAAATTTTGTGGGAAGTGTAACCAACATTAGCAACACCAATCCTTGTGTTGTCACTTCCCCATCTCATGGACTTACCAGTGGCACTACTATTTTTTTATACGGTGTAGAAGGTATGAAAGAGATCAATGACATCGGCTATATCATCACAGTCATAAATCAGAATAGCTTCTCACTCAATGGTGTAAACTCTTCTAGTTTTTCTCCCTATGTAAATGGTGGTGGTGTGTATCTGAAAAAGTTCTATCAAACACGAACTTGGATTAGAGCTTATGCAGGTGGTACAGGTTTTTCTCATTGGATAAAAGTAACGCTCACAGGCGGAGAAAGACCGTTTCGTTTTCACAGTATAAAACCAGCATTTAGAAAAAGAGGAAAAAGAGTAATTACATAATGACATTACCTACTGATATAATACTTCCAGAGCCACAAGATTTTACAAGCAACCCTGCGGTTTTTGTAGATGATCTTGTTAATAGCTTACAGGAGATGTATGAGAATATTACAAATAGCTTTAATGGAACCTTTAGAAACAACGCTGACATTGACGGTACGCAATGGGTACCTACACTTAGTGGTTCGGTCGCGGGTACGTTTTCTTATATTTCATCTACTGGTCAACTCGGATGGGTCTTTAGACAGGGAATAATGGTCGATGTGTGGGGTCATATTGCTTGGTCTGCTACCACTGCATCAGGAACACTTAGCATAAACTTACCTTACGAAGTGATTAACGCTGACTCTTCTTTGCTTTTTACTGGTGAGTGTAATACTAGTGGAATAACCTATTCTACAGGCACAACAGCAAGTGTTGCAGCAATACCAGGTACTTTTACCGCAAACGTTTACACATATGGATCAGGCATTGCACTTACACAAATGACTGTACCATCTTCAGGTACACTAAACTTTCACCTTCGATACATAGGAGTCTCCCTTGAGTAAAATGGATGAACTGCGTTGGATAAGGAGCACTAGCCCCGAGCTTATACCACGATATTTGGTAGAGCAGATTAAACATAGAGACTTTACAGTTGATGATTTCATGAAATATCAGAAGAATCTTACTTTTGTTAGCACTCCAGACGGTGTTATGCTAAATCCATTTTCACACCTTTATTACTTAGCTAACTCTGAAAATATGGTAAAAGGCATACTTTGGTTTTGTGTTGATCCTCTTACTAAAGATGTCATAATCCAAACATACTCAGTAGATAAGGAGTATTCAAAGACTGGCGGTGCTGTAGAAAAACTTACTTCTTTGATAAAAGATATAGTAATTAAAGGAAATTTAAAGAAAATATACTGGATAACAAATCATCCTCGGCACTCTCAACGACACGGCTTTAAAAAGTCTAAGTCTGTCTTAATGGAGTATTGTATGGATGAAAAAGAACTACAAAAGCACACAGAAGTGCAAGGAGAATAATGTGGGAAAAACGATTATGGGAGGCTCATCATTTGAGGGCAACGTTGATTTACTTAATCCACAGCAACAAAACTTTTTATCTCAAATTCTAGGTAGAAGTACAGACCCAGGACAGTTTAACGACATGTTTCAAAAGTCATTCGTTGATCCTTCATTGCAAAATTTACAACGTCAAGTTATTCCAGCTATCCAAGAAAGCTTTTTAGGCTTGGACGAGTCTGGGTCTTCTGCTTTAAATCGAGCTTTAGCACAGTCTGCAACAGATGTTGCTACTAACCTTGGTTCTCAGCAAATGAATCAATACAACCAACAAATTGGTCAAGGGCTACAAGGGCTACAAACACCGGCTTTTATGCCTTTAATAAATCAACAGCAGGGACTTTTACCTGGGCTTTTAAATGCACTAGGATTAGGTCTTGGTGGATACTTTGGTACTAAAAAATAGAGGTATAAAATGGCTTTAAGATCAAGTGGACGAGTTTTAACTTACTCAGGCGACGAATTTTTAAATCAAGCGTTAGGTACTCTTGGAGGTGCTTTAGGTCAAGCTCTTGGTGTGTACAATAGACAACCTGAACCATTACAACCATTTGATCCTTTTCAAACAAAAAGTAATCTAGAAAAGATTGGACTTACTAAAGAACAATCAGATCAACTAAGCACTGATGATATACTCTCTATAAATCGAAATCAAAATAAATACTTGGGTAAATTAAGTGAATATGAGGCACTCTTACAAGGATTTAATGAGTTTAAGCAAGCTCAAGCCGAGACAAGCCAAGCTGCACTTAGTCCTATTGAAAAAATCAAACAAGCACAAAGCCCTCAAGAAAGAAGTGACGTACTTTCACAAGTTTTACAGTCACCAGAAAACAGAGTCCAGCAAGGAACTTTAGGCAATGTGTTAAAAGGTCTAGTTACTGGTAATGCACTAAGCAATCTCGGCCAAGATACTGAAGACAGCGATTCTGTAGCAACGACAATTTCTAAAGGTGCACAAAGTGGAATTGGTGGAAAACTAAAGTCTGTTGCTAAAGGAGAAAGCTATGAGGACTTTGTGAAACGCACAGGCTTAAAAGGTGAGCCTGGATATGCTAAAAAACTTACTTATGACTTAGCTGGAATGGTTGCTAACGCTCCATTTATTACTCTTGGTGGGGCGATAGGTGCTCCTTTAGGTCCAGCTGGTGCTGCGGCCTCTGCTTTTGCACTTCCAACGCTGATTGATACAACTCTTACTGAGTACATGAAGTATAAAGATAGTGGAGGAAAAGGATCGGTTGGCGATTTCTTAGAAGCTGTTAAAGATGGTAGCATTGACTTTAATACTTACAAGCCTATCACTGATGCAGCAAAAAGAGTTGCAAATCAGACTGGTAAGGCTGCAGTTTTAGGATCGTTTGCAAAGTATGTTAACTCTTTAAAACCTTTCAGCAAAATTCCTGGGCTTGAAAAGATACTTGGATTAGAAGGTAAAAAGGCTGCTGAAACTTTCTTAAATACCGCTACACAAGCAGGAGTTTTAACTAGTGGAGCTTCTGCTCTTGAAGGAAAGTTTCCATCTGCTGAAGACTACTCTAAAAACTTAGCAACACTTTTAGGCTTTAAACTTTTTGGTGCTGGTAAGGATTCTGCTTACGATCGTTTTTATAAAGCTGCAAAACAAGCTAATGCTACACCTGAAAAAGCTGCCCAAGCCATACAACAATATGTTGATCAAAACAATCTTAATCCTAAAGTGTCGGCTGATCTTAAAAATATCAGAAACAAGGTAAACAACTTTGTCATGGGTCAAGAACAAGAGCCTAGAGTTGCTCCTGATGTAATAAATGCTGGTCCACCTCTTACAGCTCAGCAAAAAGCTTTTCAAGAAGCACAAAAGCGTAGAGCTCAAGAGACAAGTGCTGTCGTCTCACCTGTAGCTCAAGCACCGTCAGAGCAGATTTTACCTCAAGAAGCAATGCCTACTCGACCAATTGTTGCTACAAAAGCAAAAAGTGTTAAAACGCCAGCTCCTGTTAAAGAAGAGATTAAAAAAGTTAAAGAAACTGAAAAAAGTGTGTACAAGGAAACTGAAAAAGCTCAAACAATTTCTGAAACGGCTCGCGCTATTGCTAATCGTCCTGTTGATAAGTATCTAGATGATCAGCTAAAGAAAGAAGCTAAGGAAAGTGCTCCTCTTACTGTTAGAGAACAAGCTAAGCGTGAGCTTGCAGCTAATCTTGCTGACGATTTATCTAAAGAACTACAGTCTTTTACTACACAGCTTGAAGCAATTAATGACAACCTTTCAGTTTCAGGTATCACTTCAGCTAATGAAAAAAGGTTTTTAGCTAAAAAAGCAGAGCTTGAGGACACTATAGCACGTACCAAAAAAGCTCTTAAGGATGCTAAAGACATAGCTACCAAAGGAAAGACATATCAAACAACTGAAGAAATAGATAAGCAAGCAAAAGAGCGTGTTGTAAGGCTTTTAGAAGATGCTTTAAATCCAAAATCTGATTCGGCTATTAAGACAAAACAGGACTTTGACAAGGAGCAGTCTTACATCGATAGACTTTCTGAAATTGTTGGGAAAGGAGAAATCCCTATAAAAAAAGTAAATGACTATCACATTGATACACTACAAAGATACAATGATGAGTATAGACGGATGATTAAGAGCGTTTCTGATAACTTACAGACTGCACCTAAAAACGAAGTTGCAAATCTCACTGCATACAAAAACCTTTTGGAAAAAAACCTAGCCATCAATCAGGCAAAAATTGACTTACAAAAAGATAAGATTAATACCCTGGAAAACCTTAAAGGCGCAAAAGGATCACTCATAAAGCAAAAGCTTAAGGAGTATAGATCGGACATTGCTCAACTCAAGAAAGACTTT